TCTTTCACTCAGAAGAGATAGGTTGTGTAGGTAGCCGACAAGCTAATATGTCTTGGTTCAAAGACGTAGGTTATTGCTTGCAAGGTGACAGACGAGGTAACACAGACTTTGTCAACTCTATCAGCGGTACCCTATACAGTCTTGCTTTTGCAGAAGACATTGTACCTATCATATCCAAGTACGGTTATCAAGAAACATCAGGCGCTATCACAGACGTAGGTCAGCTAGCAGAGAACGGTATAGGTGTATGTGTAGCTAATATGTCTTGCGGTTACTTTGCGCCACACTCAGACCAAGAGATTGTAGAGTTCCTAGACGCTAACAACTGTTTAGATATGGTTACTCATATTGTCAACGAGCTAGGTTGTACGCTATACACACACGAATACACTAACAAGTGGAACGACTTAGATTGGGGTGACTTTAGTGGTGCTAGTAGAAACTATTGGTTCCAAGATATGCAAAAAGACTCTGAGGTTGTAGTAGGCGAAGATGGTGATGAAACCTGCTATTACTGTGAGGGCGAACTAAAAGAAAGCGAGTATGGTGATGAGTTTAGATTTTGTGGCGACTGCAATAGTGATGTTATAGTAAATTACGAAGAAGATGACTATGATGACTTTGAAGATGTATCGGATAACTATGATGGCTCTATGGCTCATAAGCAAATAGTAAACAGTCACTTAGCTTCTTACTATAAAAATAAATAATATGGCTAAGAGATTTACAGATACAGATAAGTGGAAGAAAGGTTTTATTCGTAACCTTCCAACAAAATACAAACTGCTGTGGTTATATATACTAGACGATTGTAACCACGCAGGAGTATGGGAGACAGACTTTGAGGTAGCCTCAATAAGAATAGGCAGTAAGATTAGCGAGAAGGAAGCTATAAAACATTTTGCATCACAGATAAGAATCTTTGATGATGGCGAGAGATGGTTTGTTCCAAAGTTTATAGAGTTTCAGTATGGCGAGCTAAATGCTAATTCAAGACCTCATCAGGCAGTTATAAAGCTAATTGATAAATATGACCTATACAACATTAAAGGCGTAAACGTCACAGAGATATCAGATTCTGACAAACCTGTCTTAAAACGCTTTAAAAAGCCATCTATGGAGGAGTTAGAGTTATACTGTCAGGAGAGACAAAACAATGTAGATGTGTTTAAGTTTTTTAACTTTTATGAAAGTAACGGTTGGAAGGTTGGTAAGAACCCAATGAAAGATTGGAAGGCATCAATAAGAACTTGGGAATCTAACAGTATAAACAAGACACAAACTAAAGAAGGCAAACTGCAGAGTCAGATAAATGCTTGGCAGGGAGCAAAGGATATAATTAAACAACAACTAAATAAATAAAACAAGTTATTACGGGGGAGGGCATAAAGGCATAAGCCAACGATAAGTTAATACTCTTGCTCTCCTTTGTAATATTTAAAAATAAAACTATGAAAGCACAAATAATAAATACTTATGGTGACGTTAAAAGCGTAAAGCCAAAAAACAATAAGACATTCACTTTAAAAGAGCTACAATCATTTGTAGATGGCTACATACAAATCGTAAAGACAAGAGATGATAGGCTAATGATAATGAATGAGGAAGGCAAGCTTAACAAGTTGCCATACAACGAAATTGCTACAAGTCTATACATATACGGTACACACGATGTAGTAGTTGGAGACGTTTTAGTAACTGATAAAGAACTTATAAGCTAATGATTATACAACAAGAAAACAAAGACGACTTAACTTTCAAATGTGTTGACTTAATAAGCAAAACATTTGTAGAGCTAGGACAATCTAAACCACAAGAGGAAATAGCTTTGCTAGCACAATCATTAGCAGAGGATTTAAAGAGAGACTTTAAGACTTTAATTTATACTGATATAGAAAATGCATTTAGAAATGGCGTGCGTAATACAGACCTGTTTGCTCTTAATGTAAAGACGTATTATAAATGGATTAAAGCTTGGCGTGATATACTGTGGGACGCTGAGTATCAAGTAACTAGCCAAGGTAAAGACCCACAAAATGTATTGCACTACAGGCCTCAACCAAAATTACTAACTAACAAATAAACTATGATTTACGCTAATATTTTAGAGCCAATATTGTTAATCGCTACTTGTATAGCAGCAGGATTCTTTTTAGGATTCTTCTCTTTTATGTTTACCTTTAAAGCAGAAAGAAACGACTTAGAAAAGAATTTAGAAGAATTTGACAAGAAAACAAATAAATTTCAAACAAGAACAGGAGGATTAGAAAACGATAGATTAAATGAGAGACCACGAAGAAATACTAAATAAAAGCTATAAAGAGAAATTAAAGCTACTAAAAACCTTGCTTAAAGATGATTTTTCTACATTTTTGTTTGTGTCAAATATGTATTTGACAGATAAAAGTGTAAGCGTAAAAGACTTTAACAAGCTATTTGAAGGAGGATTAAAAAGAAATTATAAATTTAACAAACAACAAAATGACTGAACATAATAAATACTACTACGAATTTGACAGAAATACAGACGCTACTAAAGAAGACAGCAGAATACCTAACTACTATGTAGGTAAGCATCACGGTTACGAAGCTCGTAAAGTTGTAGAGGACTTTGAGCTTTCTTACAACATAGGAACAGCCACTACTTACTTGCTCAGAAGTTCAAACAAACATAAGTCTCCTCAAGAGTGTATTAAAAAGGCTATAGCACACTTAGAGTTTGAGTTAGAAAGACTTAAGTTGTAATGGTAAGCCCTATCTATAGAGTTATCATAGAGTATGGATACCGTAAAAAAGGTAGCATAAGACGACATCAATTCAAAATAATTGATACATTTGTTACCACAAACAATGTTGAGTTAATTAAAAAAAACAAAACAATTAGACAAAGAATATTAAGAGATACTAAAACCAAACATAAAGACCTAGACATATTGTTTAAAAATATATATATAGAAGGTCAATATGGAAACACAAATTACTAAATTATGATTATATTTATGCTACTTATTTTATTTTATACTGTTTATTTAAACATAAAAATCAGAGAGTTTGAACAGTTTATGTCAGATGAAATAGACAACATCTATGTAGAGGCAGAAGAAAACAAATTAGACCTATACAACAAGATGATGGAATGGAGAAAAGAATTAAAGAATGAGAAACCAAGAAGAAGAAGTACAAAAAGCAGTCGTAAAGTATCTACAACTAAGGTACCCAAAGATTAAGTACTGCGCTAGCTTAGGAGGTATTAGAACGTCTTTTAAACAGGCTGTAAAGGCCAAAGCCACAGGCTATGTTAAAGGCTTCCCTGACTTGCAGATATGTATGCCTACCTATGAGGGGGGTATAGGAGGGGGGGGGTACCACGGACTTTTTCTTGAAATAAAAAAGGATAAAAAATCTTATCCAACTAAAGAACAGAAGGAATGGATAGCATATTTGAATGATGTAGGATACTGTGCTAGAGTAACTAAAGGAGTTGATGAGTCTATTCAAACAATAGACGACTATTTAAATAATAAATTATGAGTATAAATGTATTTGAAAGAAAAGACAGAAGAGGTGGTGGCTATGCTAAGCGTAAGTTTACCTATGAAGAAGCGCAACAGATAAGGTTAGACTACGATACAGGCACCTACACCCAAGAACAGATAGCTGTTAAGTATAGTGTAAGCCAATCGCTTATAAACAAGATACTAAGACGTAAGACATATATGAAAGAATAAAAGAAATATTTTTGTTTTTGTGTGAAAAAAAGTCAGTAGCTAAAAAAGTTGTTGGCTTTTTTTTATTTTGCTCTGAAACTGCCAACGCCATTTATAAAAACCCCCTGAAACTGCCAAGGCCCTGAAACTGCTAGGTATGCTTACTACCCCTATAGGTGTGATTTTGATTTCCTATGCGTGCATAGTATTTTACTGTGCGTGCATAGTATTTTCATTATTTAACATAATATTTATTATAAGACAACAATTTAACATAATAATAAAATTATCCATTTTAAAGCGTTTTAAAGCTATTTCATATAGCTGTAATATATTGATATTAAAACTTTTTGTTATTGCAATAGACGAATTTTACTAGAGAAGGATTTTTTAAGTTTTTACTAATTAACAAATAAATGTTAATATTATATATAAATAATTTATATATAATAGTATATTTAATTATAAAAGTGTATATTTGTATATTATTAATTAAAACTTATATTATGAACTTTATATTAAAAAACATTATTACAGGAGTAAAAGAAAATTTATCTTATTCTGAGTTGATGACTAGATTAAACAAAAACCGCAAAGAATTTTTTAATACTTATAGAATTGAAACGGTTAGTAAAAAATCTAATATCGAAAAACTATTATTTATTCTTTTTGTTGGCGTTTCTTCTTTAGCAATGGGAGTAATAATATTAGAAACAATAACACAAATTTTTTAAACTTAAAAACTAAAACTTAAAATTATGGAAAATAAAATTGAAGAAATTAATAACAAAATGATTTATTTAAAAGATTTGATTGAGGAAAACCAAAAAGATATTTATGATTTAAAATCAAATGTTAATATAAAAAAATTAGATAAATACGATTTAAAAGAATATAAAAATTATTTGTTTTATCATTTGGACGAAACAAATAAAAAAATTATTGAACACGATAAATTTTATTTAAAAAATTTAAATGCTCTTAATTTGGAACAAATGAAAAATCATATTGATTGGGATATTATGATTTTAAAAAACACTAAAGAATTTATAATTAAAAAAATAAAAGAAATTAATCAATAATAAACCAATGAAAACACAAAAACAAAATATTATTTTAGATAGTATAAATTATTTAAAAATCTTTTTGCCT